GATTGCATTGATTTGCCCATCAAATTGGCCCAATGCATCCCGGGAAATTTGTTTCACATATCGTGAATATAAACCATTCAATTCCGGTGTTCCAACAACGTATGCCGTTAAAAAATTTTCCAAATCGGAACGGGTTGCACCACCAACGATGTTTCGGTAAATTCCTTGTTTAACCGGTTCGATGAAATTGGCATCAACACCGGCACCGGTTAAACCATCCAATGTTTGTTGCACAACACCACGTTGGATGGGATTAATTAAATCCTCCAATTCCTTTTTTGATAATCCATTCAATTTGGAATGAACATCAACATTGAATTCCTTTATGGTATCGAAATCACGCAAAAATTCCCGGATGGTTGCCGGCATTTTTGATTTTTGGATTGCATCAACGATTGTTTGATTGATGGTGTTCACCAATTCAATGTTTGAATCATTGAATTCAATTTTGCCGCCGGAAACGTTGAATTTGTCGATCAATTTTTTGATATCGGCAAAAATCAATTTTTCGGTTGGCCCTAATTGATCCAACAATTTGGATTCGGCCGTTGAAATTGTCGAATCCTTTTTTTCAATGATATCAATTATTTGTTCGGTGAATTCGGCCATTTATCAAACGTTTGTTCCCGGTTCAATCGGTTTTGGTGTTCCCAAAATTTTCCGGGCCGTTTCCACATCAATCCCATAAATCACATTCAACAATTCAATTGCCGCCGCAAAATCGGTTATTCCATTGGCAACCGATTGTTGAATTTGCAAAATACCTTGCACACCACCAACCGATCCTTTCAAATTGGCTTGGGCCTCGGCTTGGGTACGTTGGAATTCGGGATCAACCGTTGGTGCATCGATGTTGATGATGGTTTTGGGCACATATTTTTCAATGATCGGTGCCATTGCATCATCCAATGCCAAAAACAATTCCGGCAATGGTTTTTCCAAAAACTCCGTTCCGTTCAATGCCACCAAATTTGTTAATGTTCTGTATGCATACAATGAACGGATTAAATCGGCCTTTTGAATTGTTCCGGATGCCAACAACATTTGTTTATCGGTTGTTTTGATGTTGAACAATGGATCATAGGAAACCAATGTTTCAACCATTCGTGTAACCGATTTGTTGCCGGAAAAACGTTTCCGGGCCAAATCCTTGGTTGATTCAACCAAAAATGCAACCGGTGCATTTTTATCACTCAACGTTGTGATTTCGGCAATCAAATCCGATTCCGTTTTCATCGAAAATGAAATTGGTTTCACAATCACCGGTGCAACCGGTTCGATCACGTTTCGATATGCCTCAATGAACAACAATGATTTGTAGATTATTTCATCAAATATGTTGTTCGAAATTTTGGTTAATTGGGAAAACGAATCCTCACGATCAATTTGTTTTGCAACCCCGGATTGTGATTCATCGATCACGTTTAAATGCAATGATTGTTCGGCCTTTTTTAATAATGTTTCCCATGCATTGCCCGAATATTCGATGATATCCACGGCCGGTGATATGAACCTCAACATTGGTTCGGATGAATTATCACCACCCATTGCATTGTTTCCCTTTTCACGCATGAAAACACCGAATGGTGAACGTGAAATCACTTTGCCGGTGCCCTTGCAATTGCCACAACGTTCATGTTCATCGTTTTCCGAATTGTAAACAACACCATCCCGGCAACCCTTTGCCGAACATGTTTCGGCCATTTCCTCACGATATGGGAACGCCGATGTTGTCATTACCGCCGTCCAATCGGAATATTGCCGGATTGCCTCATTGGCAAATGGAATGAATGCCGAAAAATACGAATCGAAAAAATTTTCATCGGTGTAATCACCACCCAAAATCACGGCCGGAACGGAACCAATGTTGTGTTCATAAATCAACACGGTTTCAAATTTCCGATCATGTTTTTGCCCGAATTGAATGTGTTTGTAATATCCGGAATCGGTTAATGTGTAATAAATTGAACCGGATTGATCCAATTTGCCATTCACCCGAACCATTGATTTTTCATCCTCCGATTCCCATGTTATGATGCCATGATCCAAAATTTTAATTTCATCACTCATAATCAACACCGGTTGCACATCAACTTTGATTGCCGGGTTGATTAAACCATCACCAACGGGAATCCAAACCAAATAACCGTTCGGATCTTCGATCATCCTCCGAACAACATATTTTTGGATGTATGAATAAAAATATTGCCCATCGAATTTTTGTTCACTCAAATATGTGTTCAATTCATCCGAAACGGAAATTGAAAAATTGGCACCTTGGAAAATCCGGAACAATTTATCAATGGCACGATTCATCGAACCTTTTGTGATTGGTTCATAAATCGATAATCGATATTTTTTCACATCCTCATCCTCATTTGGCCGCCGCCGGGTTAAAATTTCCCCGGGATTTTTTCCACGTGTATGGATGAACATGTTATCCCGAACCCGGTTCCAATGCTCATAATTTTTGGGCCGATATTGTTCATTGGCCAACAATGATGGTATTTCCTCAATCGATATCATTTCAACATGTTAAATTTTTGGAACAATCACAATATTCAAATTGCAAATCGGCACACCACAACGAACCGGTTTCGTTGTTTTTGGGGAATTCACCTTGGAATTGATATTCACGGCCATTGATGTAAACATCGGCACCGGCAATGATGGTTGCCAATAAACGGGCAAACCTCAACGGCATTGGCATCGTTCGCAACAACCATGTTTCACACAATTCCATTCCGGTTGTTTTCCGGGATGATTCAATCACGTTTTTGGTGATGGTGAAATTGGTTGGTTCAAAATATCCGGGAACCCGGATTTGATTTGAAAATTGGAATGGTGTTCCGGCTTGAATATCGTTCCAATCCGATCCGAAATATTGGCCAAAACAATCCGTTGATGAATAACGTGAATCGATCAACACCGATTTTGGTTTTTCCAAACATGTTTCCAACCGGAAATTTTCGGTGCAAAAACAATCAACGTTGTTGAAATTGATTGGATATGGGATTGGCAATTGGTTTTTTGAAAAACAAAATTTGAAATAAAAACATGGATCATCACCCAATGAAATCATGTGTTCGGCAATTGCACCCAAATCGAATTGGATTTGTTGGATTTGGTTTTCCGATAATGTGCCGGCATAATTGGCCAAATTGAATGTGCCCACAAACGATCCAACAACAAAATCATTGAACAATGCCGAATCAACAAAAACCAATGAATCATCACAACATTTTCGGATTTCGAAATATGCAAACGGATCGGTTGTGATCAATGTTCCATTTGATGCCCAACCCGTGTTTGATGATGTTGCATTCGGTTGTTGGAATTGGAATGTGTACAAATCACCGGATTGAAATTGATAACAAAACGGCAAATCATTCCCACACAAATCATTGTTCCATGTATCGGAACATTCACACAAAACCAATCCATTGTTTACAATTGTTCGTGAACAATCTTCATTGGTTCCACAAAACACGTTTATTTCATTGCAAAACAAACGAACCAATGGATCGGGTTTTGGGCTGCAATCAACCGATAAATCACAAAATGTTTGTGCCGGGTTGGTTGGGTTGATGTACGAATCGAATAAATATCCCATGTTTACAAAATGGATTCACTCCAATATCCACATAACAAATATAAACCATTTGCCAACGAATTTGAATCCAAAATTGCCGTTGCACAATATGAACCACCACCAACGGCACTGAATGATGAATCCAACGAAACAACATTCAACAATTGAGGAAATCCATTTGGTGATGGTTGGTTTTCCGATTCCCGGATTGTGATTTGGTTTCCATCCGGTGATGGTTCGGCAAAAAATATGAATTCACCGGATTGGTTGGCACAATATGTTACACGCAACGATTGAAAATCGGATGGGCAAAACGGGCCGGTTATGTTCACCCATGATGTTCCGTTGAACCCTTGGAAAACCATTGATTCAATAATTGGTGGAAATCCCGAATTATCCGGTTCATTTTGGATTGCCAACACCTTGAATGATTTAACCAAATTGATTTGATATGGTGATCCAAACAAGGATGTGAAATCAAACGTTAAAATGTATTCATAATAAATTTCATCATCACGCCAATCGTTGGTTGCACCCAATGTTGCAATGTAACCGGCCGCCAATGCCCCAACCGGTGTTCGGTTCATGTAGGTTGCATTATTGGCAATGAAAACATCGGATGGATTGAATGCCGTTTGTTCCCATCCAACACGCCGAATGAATGATGTTTCAATTTCGGATGCCGGGCCGGTATCGGAAACAATCAAATTTGTGGTGTTGTTCCAATTTCCCGGGAAACCAACAACACGTGATGATTGCAATTGATTGATCATCAAAAATGTTGTTTGGCCAACAACCGGGAAATCCAATGCACGTTTGTAAACGTTCAACCTCATTGTGGTAACATAATCCAACCAATCATTTGAATTTGGCCATTCGGAAATGCATGTTTTCAAATCCCCAACATTCCATGTTGTTTGATGCATTAATCGTTCCTTTGCCACGGGCCGGATGCAATCACCGGTTGAATCCAAATAATATTGTTTCCATGTTGAATCAACATCCGGTTGGCATTCCTCACAACTAAATGTTGGTGTATTGGTAACCAACAAAGGATCGGAAATGAATGTGTTAACCATGTTCACCGTTGAATAAACAATGGCCATGATTCGATATTGATGCCCCATCACAACATTGGTTCCAATGTATGCCGTGATTTCGTAATTACCACCACCCAATGAAACAATTGATGATGGTGATTGCAAATTGTTGTTCAAAACTGAAATCCCCGGGATGGTTGTAATTATTGCCCGTGATGAATCATAATTCGATAAAAAATCAACGGTGTTATCGGTTGTGGTTTCATCAAACAATTGAAAAATTGTTTTGTTATGAAAACCAACCGGAATGTTTATTGAAAATTTTACCTCCGTTTTTTGGATGGTTGACAAATTCAAAACCGGAACACCGGAACGTTCAAAAACGAATGCCGGGTTGATGAATTCGGATGGGCCATTATACAACCCTTTGTTGTACCAACGGGCCGTGTATCGAACCGAAACGATATTCCAACAACGTGTTGGTTGTGTTGGAACCGTGTTTGGTGGAACAACAACCAATGTGTTTGGATCGATTAAATAAAGCAAACCACACAACCGTTTGTTGATTTTGTAAACCGATGGAAATGTGTTTTGATAAACGGCATTCAATGCCGGAATCACGGCATTTACATCCGTTCGCCTCCATTTCGGTGAATTGGAATGCAACAAATTGGTGATCCAATTATCAAAATCGTTGATCATGAAAAATGAAAAACGAATTTTGAATGCATCCGGGCCAAGATATTCAAATTCACATTCCCAATTCAATTGATTCAAAACATTCACGCCGGCCCCAACCAATGGCATCGATTGCGGCCCGGAATCCAATGAATTGTATTGATAATAAAATGCAACCGGTGGTGGATTATTAATGGAACCGGTTGGATATAATGAACCGAAATCACAATTGTTTGAAAACAACCACGGATTGAAATAAAATTCCATGTTATCCGATAACCCGGTTGGATAATTGAATTGATATTCAACAATCTTTTTTTCACCAACGGCCGCCAAATCAAAAATGGTTGCATCATTACAATTTAATACAACATCATCCATTGCCTTGGCATCCTCCGATTCGGTTATTATGGTAATGCTTTCACAACACAAACATTCATCACATGGCCCGGCACATGGTGAACCATCACGATTTGTTGATTGGCCCGTTACGGTGATTGGAATAATGATTCCATCACAAATTTCAATGTTTATTGTGCAATTCAATTGTTGGCATTCAAATTCCGGTTCCCACGTGATGAATGTGCAATCCGTATCCAATCCACCCGGATCAACATTCAAAACACTTGGTGATGGTTTAACGCCAATTCCACAATCGGAAACATCAATTGTGAATTTTGTTTGGCACAATGTCGCATTTGATGTGATGCAAATTGTTTGTGGTGATGATGTTGTGCCAATTGGAACGATTCCAAAATCAATTGCCGAAACATCAACCGTTCCGGCCGGTGCCGGGCCAAAATCAAATTGGTGATTTTCCAATCCATGTTCGGCCGATGTGATCCCAATTATTAAAACATCAAAATCCTCCCCCGGATCGGCACAAATTGTTAATGTAAATTGAAAACCATCACCCGGATTTAATGATTGCGGCAATGGTGGAATTGAATTTAACACAACCGTGAATTCACCGGCCGCAAATGATGCCGTGATCCCGGTTAAACTCATTTTTTGATTGTTGATGTTCGTGATTATGCACGTGATTTCGCAACAACATCCCGGATAAATCAAATTTGTAATTGCACCCGGTGTTCCGGTTTCACTTATGCAATTGTTAAATTCCCAACGGTTTGGCATATTTTACAAAATTATACAATCCCGGAAACGGCAATTGTTCGGTTAATGAAATTGATTTTTACCTCCTTAACACGGCCATAAACGATTGAACCGTTTTTCGGCAACCTTACAACCTTATTGAAATCGAAATCGGCCAATTGTTGGCACGAAAACGGAAATGAAAAATTGAAATTGAATTGTGTTGATCCCGGCAAACGTGGATCATCGATGTAATGAAACAATGAATATAAATTGTTTGTGTTTCCCTCTTTAAACCAAAACGGATAATTGAACAAATCATCCGGATCGATGGTATTTCCATCAACGATCACCGGGCCACCGGTGAATGATTCATCGAATTGATGAACGATTTTCCCGGAATCCATGTTTTGCCCATCCCAAATCAACAATTTGTAGTTAAAACCACAATGGTTGTTCAACATCATTTGGTTTTCATCATTGGAAAAAATCCCATAGAAAAAAACATTGATCAAACCACCTTGGTAAAATGATAAAATATCAAAAATGGTTCCCTCACCATCAACATCATCACCCCGGAAACGGGCCATTGATAACGGCAAAATGTTTTGATATTGGCCGGATTGCGTGATGTTAAACGGGATGTTCCATTCAACAATATCGTTGTATCTTAATTTGGCCTCATTTCCAATGATATCCAATGCATCCATCGAATATTCAAATCGGCCGAATGCCCATCGTTCACGATCAATCCATGAATAACATATTTGGTTATCAATGATGTTGCCATTGTTCAACATTTGTTCGGCATCAATCCATGTTGTTGTGGATTGGAAAAAATCACGCCGTTCAAAAATCAATGTGTTTCCAACAATTTGATAATCACCATTAAATGTTGGTTTCAAAACATTATCCAACAACGTTTGCAATGTTTCGATTGGTTTGTTTTGCTCAATCAAACCACCGGATGGAATCGAATTCAAAATCCCCTTTTCAACCGGTGAACTCCACAACAACGTGTTGAAATAAAGTGATGCCGGATCATTCAAAATTGAGGATTGAAAATTCAAACCACACAAACCACATGTTGTTGAAATGTACGAACGCAACAACCCGGATGGATGTTTCCGGTTGCATGTATCAAAAAAACCAATCACATCATTCACCGAATCTTGCAACGAATCCAAAATGTTGGTTGGTGATAATTGGGCATCATCACAATCGGATTGTGTGCAATCGGTTAATGGCAAAAAACAAACGATTGAACACAAAACAAAAAACAATCCGGATAACAACAAAATCAAAACCAAAAACGGCAATAAAACAAACGAAATGATGTTCCCAATCAATGCCAACAAAATCGAAATCACGATTTGAACGAATTTTGGCCGGTGTTCAATGCAATATGGCACATCAACATAATCACGATCATTGATAAATGGTGAATTTTTTAATCGAACCACAATTGATTCAAGGCATGAATATGCATCATCGATTTCAACCACGTTTGCCGTAACCGAACACGCCGGTTCACACCAATCGATTGCATCACCCCGAATATATCCCTCAAAAACCGGAACGGAACAACAATCATCATAAATTTTCACATCAACTTTTTTCCCGAATCCATTAACATCATCAATCAATTGTGTTTTGATGATATTATATCCATCATCATAAAACGTTAATTCGGATGTAAATGAACGGGCCGTTTTGCCGGCATCATCCTCACGCCGCAATGTTATTTCGAAATTGGAAACACCATCAACACGGCCGGTGATCAACGTGTTGTTGATTTTGATTTTCATTGATGAATTCATGTTTTATGCCTTGTTTCGAATTCGTTGGTTTTTGTATTGAATCCGGGAAACGATCCCATTGATTCCACGTTCATCAATTGATAAACTCAATCCCTTTTGTTCACGAACGGCACGTTCAATCCCCTCCAATCGTTTTTCCATTGTTGATGTGTTGAATCGGTTTGATTCCGAAATTGAATTCACCAAAAATGGATTTCGGCCCATGTGGATTTGTTCCAACAATGGCCGGAAACGTTTTGTTTTTTCTTTGGTGATAACGAATTCACCACGGTGAACAACACCGGCCGGTTCATATTTCCCACCATCACCCGTGTAACCACCGGATGCAAATGAACCGGCCGCCGATTGGGCTTGGGCTTTGGCCGCAACCAAACCGGCCGCCAATGCAATCAATGTTGCCGCAATGGTGAATGGTGCCGCCGCCCCACCCTCGGCCGCCGCTTTGGATATTGCCACGGCCGAATTGGCAACCAATTCAATGGCCGCCAATGCTTGTTGGGCACGAACGAATTTTGCCCGTTTCTCATTCAATTTGGTTAAACGATCCTCCTCAATTTGTAACAATTCGGCATTCCCCTTTTCGGCAATCTTTGCGGCATCATTGATCCGTTTTTGTTGCCCGGTGATTTGGGCATCGGTTTGTGCAATTTGGGCATCGATCACGGCATTGGCCAATTGCAATGTTGCTTTGGCAACATCCTCAATTCCTTTGATGATTGCATCACGCCGTTTTTTGGAATCCTCAATTGATGATTGGGTTAATTCATCATCCAATTGGGCCAATTGATCGTTGAAACCTTGTCGAATCTTTAAAATTTCCAAATCGGTTTCCTTTTCAAGTAAAACACGGCCCTCCGATGTTAATTCACCGGTTGCCAATTCGGCATCACGCCGTGATTCAATTGCCGAAATTTCCAATGATTCACGTTCACCCAATGATGCCCGAACATCGGCCAAATTGGAATCCAATGCATCACGCAAATTTTGTTTTTCGGTTTGGTTTTTGGCATTTTCAAATTGTTCGAACAACAATGCACGTTGGTTCAATAATTCATTGGTGAATTGTGTTTCGTTTTCAATTTGGGTTTCGATATCAATTTGATCGATTTCGGCCAACAATTGTTGCCGTTTTTTTGCGGCATCGGTTTCGATGGTTGTGATTTCGTTGTTTGTATCATTGGCCAATTTGATTTTTTCCAATTTCCGGATTTGCTCAAATTGTTTTTCGATTTCGCCGGTTAATGTTCCGGCATCCCGGGCCTTTTGAATTCGATCGGTGATCGTGTTATCAATTGCCTCCGATTGTATTTTGGCCAATTCCAAAACACGTTTTTTTTCATCCTCCGTTGATTGTGGTTTTGATAACTCAATCGGTTGTTGCCTAACCTCCAACGACAAATCCCGGATTTCATTTTTCAAATCGATCAACAAATCACGCCGTTGTTCGGCCAATTTTGCGGCCGCTTTGCCGGCCTTTTCATCCACATCCGATGTGATCCGGGTTGATTTTGCGGCATTGGATGCCAATTCATCGATTGCATTTTGTGTTTCAATGATGGATTGTTCGTTTTGGGCAATTTGTTCATCGATTTGATTTCGCCGGGCACGATTCCCGGATGCCAATGCCGCCGTTTGTTCGATGAAATCCGATGATGATAATTGCCCGGCCTTACGTTGTTGCTCCAATCGTTGGGTTTCCCGGGCAACATTTGCATCACGTTGGTTTTGCAATGTTTTTTCGGCCGCCAATTGTTTTTGGGTTTGTTCCAATCCCAATTTTTGTTCACTTAATCGAACAATTGCATTCCGGGATGCCTCCGATTCGGCCGCCGATTTGATGGATGTTGCCAATTTGATATACTCGGCATCCAATGCCGCAATGAATTTGGTTTCATCCTTTATGTTTTTGATGGTTGTGCCATATTTGGAATTCAATTCATCAACCAATTTTTTGCGTTCGGTTGATCCATTGTTTGCATTTTTAATTTCACCAACCAATTCATCCAATGCCGATATTTCCTTTGCCGTTTCGGCATTGGTTATTTTTTGGGATTCGGCCAATGCCGATTGGGCATTCAACAATTGTTCGGTTGATTGTGCCGATTCATCCACGGCATCACCAAAATCGATGAAAAATGCCGCCGCCGTTGCAACAACCGATAAAATCAAACCCAATGGGTTGGCACGAATCACCGCATTGAATGTTTTTGATGCCGCCGTTGCAATCCCGGTTGCCGCCGTTTGTCGTTGCAATGCATTTCCAAACAATAACGTGGTTGTTGTTGCAATCCGGGTTGCACCGGTTGAAATACCACGGGCAATTGCCAATGCACGTTCCCGGGCAACCGAAATCAATTTTTGGGCATTGGATATCAATTCAACTTGCAATGCCGTTTTTTGTTGCCCAACATAAAATGCAACGGCACCACCCAACAACAACAATGATGTTTTGTTTTCCTCAATGAATTCCGGGATTTGTCGAAATCCATCAATCAATTTGAACGCCGAATCCACGGCCGTTTCGAAAACGGGCAACAACCCGGTTCCAATATCACGTTTCAATTGTTCGAAATTTCCGGTTAATGTGGAAATCCGGCCGGCCGTTGAACCGGCCAATTTTTCGGTTAACCCAAAAAACCGGCCACCCTCCGATGTTAACGATTGGAATGCACGTTCCAAATTGGCAAATGTGATTTTTCCCTCCGATCCCAATTTTTTCACGGCCGATTCCGAAACCCCAAATTGTTTTGCAAATTCGGTGATCACGGGCACACCGGCCTCCGTTAATTGGTTGATATCCTCGGCAAACAATGTTCCTTGCACCCGGGCTTTGCCATAAATAACGGCCAATTCATTGAAATCTTTGCCGGTTGCCGATGATACATCACCGATTCGTTGCAATGATGTTGTTAATTGATCCACCGGTTCACCGAATGCCAACAATGCTTTGCCGGCTTGGTTAACTTGTTCCGGTGTGAATGGTGTTTTGATCGAAAATTCCTCCAATTCGGCAAACACCTCCTTTGCCTTTTCGGCCGAACCCAAAAACGTTTCCAACGATATTTGCACCGATTCATAATCGGCAACCGCTTTGATTGCACCACGGCCAAAATCAATTGCCGATGATGCAACCGATATTCCACCGAACGCCGCCGCCGCCCCGGTTAATGCCCGTTTCAAACCGCCCAATTGATTTTCGGCACCTTTTGTTACACCACCCAAATCACGCAATTGTGATTTTACGGCATCCAATTCCCTTTTCAAACCGGTTGTATCGGCTTGTAAACGGAACAACACATTTTTCACACCATCGGCCATGATTTCAATTTTTATTTTGATTCGTTTCGTTCATCCATGATCCGGAAAAACGTTGAAATGGTTTGGTAATATTCATCGGTGGATAACGATTCCAATGCTTTCATTTCGGAAACCTTGTTATCACAAATGATTTGGTTGATGTAATTTATTTGATCAATGTATTTCCCAATTTCAATTTGTGCAAAACCCGTTTGAATCTTTCGTTTGCCGGGCCGTTCGTTTTCAAATAATCGTGGATATCGGTTTCGGATAATTCCGAATATTTGGTTGTGATAACGAATGCCCGTTGCAAAAAAAAATCCTTTAAATCCCCATCGTTTTCCATCATTTCGGTTTTCCGGGATTTCCAAACATCATTGAAATCGTTTTCGTTTTCACCATCAATGATGAAATAACATGATGCCAATTCCAACAATGTTTTTTCCTCCCCAATGTATTCCATCCGGAATTCCATTTCGGCCAAAATATTGAACAACTCAACGATGTTCCCATTGTTTGCATGTTTTTTCATGCCCTCAATCAATGTTTTCAATTGATCTTTGTTCATGTTCATTTCGGCAAACCGGGTTGCAACCTCGGCCGATATGGCACGCCGGGCCGGGATCGTTAATGGGTTTTTGTATTCAAACCATTTGGTTCCATCCTTTGCCGTATAAACGTGATTCAATGGAATAATTGAACCGGTTATGTGGTTGGATGCAATGGTTGGTGTTTTGGGTTTTCGTTTAAACCAATTCATTTTTTGCGTTTAAATTTCACCAAAAATAATCATTTCAATCGAATGAAATCATTGTGAAACGTCCAAAGATAATAACGGAAACAATCCAACAAATGGGTTGATTTTGAATCACTTGTTTTATCAATATCACCGGATGATGTTGTTTCAACCGATTGCAAATCGTGAATCAAAAATTGGCACGATGAATCAATTTTGCAATCCGGATGTTTTTGCAAAATCGAATTGAGCAAAACCCGGGAATTTTTGATTGATGGGTTAACCGATGGAACCCGGAACGCCGATTTTGGCAAATCCAATTCATCCCGGATGATCATGTAATAATTCAATGTGCCCTTTGTCATTGCCGAACGATTGGCACCGGATGCATCACCCGTTACCAAATAAAACACATCCCCAAATTCGGCCCGGATGGTTTGGCACAATTGGTAAATGTCCGAATTCCTCAATCGGAATTCCCGGATGATTTGGATTGAATCACCGAACGATTGGCCGGCAATGCATGTGATTGGATCAACATTGAAATCGAATGATAAAATGATCGGTTCGTTTTTTTTGATTTCCAATCCCGGTTTCACGGTTTTGAACTTATTGAACCCGTATGCAAACGGCCGTTCCACATCCACAACATCCCAATCACCATTCACGAAAACGGCCCGTGTTACATCATCCAAATTTTCCATTGCCGCCAAATATTCGGCCGGCAATGTTGGATTGTCGATCATCAATGCACGTTTGTAGAAATACGATGGGTTTAATTTCCCATCCATTGCAGGTTCATGGAATTCCGTTTTGGGCCATTGTTGTGATGGGTTGCACGTTAACAAAATCAAACGTGGTGGTTGATTGGGGATGATATGCCGGCCAACCCTCAATTTGCATTTTTCAAACGTTTTTTTTTGGATTTCTTGGCATTCCTCAATCAAAAAAAAATTGGTTTCCAATCCATCGAACCGGGTTAAATTTTTATCCATGTTGAAATTTTCCGGGAAAAATTCCAATGTTGATCCATTGGTGAACGTAACAATGTGATCGGTTTGATGATATGATCGAATAAACGATTTCGGGCACAACTTGAAAAACGTTGGAATGGTTGTTCGTTTCAACGATGGTAACGATTCACGAATCACGTGTGATTTTGAATTCGGAAATATTTTTGCCAATGATATCAATGTTGCCAACGAAACGAATGTTTTGCCACCGCCGGCCGCCCCACCAAACATCAAACATTCGTGTTTGAATGAAAACACGGCATCCATGAATTCCAATTGTTTTTGATGTGGTTGAAATGCAATTTTCATGATCCCATCATCATTTTATCGATCACATCGATGGATGCAATGATCCAAAACGAACGGCCATTTGCCAAATGAACAATGGTTGTGTTTTCACCATTGAAATCATCACATTCGATCCACGTGATGATTTGATCCAAAACAATCCTCATTGGGATGATTTCATGATCATTGGAAACATAGATCCCCAATTTTTCGAATTGTTCCCGGTTCATGGAATCAAAAATCCCCCGGCAAATCAAAACATCCCTCATATTTCCAAACTCAATCGATCCATCAAAACGTTGTGAACATCAACCCAAAATTGGATTGATCCATTATCCATTGATTGATGGTTTTTGTAGGTGATGCCGGAATCGATGCATTCATCAATTTTCAATTCCACGTGTTTGATTGCATTGGAAACACCGTGGTGTTTATCAATCATTTTATCGGCCGTTTCAATCACGGCATTGGAAACATCAATCATTGGATTTTGGTTTTTCAAATTTAACCAAATGGTTCAAAATTGCATCCTCCGATTTGGTTTTTGGATTCGATTGGCCCAATTCAAAAACCCGGATGATCATATCATGTTCAACCTCCAATAAATTTTCGATTTTGAAATAAAGTTGAACCGGGATGGTTCCATCATCAATCATGGAAATGTAATCCAACAATTGGTTCAATGGTGTTTTTGCCATTAATTGAATTCGATGATTTGATCCCCAATTTTGAACACTTGTTTTTCGCCGGAAACATCAACATTGATTTGATCACCCCAATTTGCCGGATCGGTGTTTTTCAATGCAAAAATCACGGCCGTTGGATTCGGCCCAACATAACGCCGTTTTTTCATCACACGTTTCCCATTCAATTGGCCGGTTTTGCCATAAATTTCCATCGTTTCGGTTTCATCAACCCAATATCCGGTGATCAACCGGGTTAAACCATCAATTGATTTTTCCCGGATTGATTCTTTGCCAATTTTGTTGTGTTGTTCCTTTGCCTTTTTATAACGTTCGGAAATTTCGGAATGCAAACCACACCATTGTGTGAACGTTCGAACGGAAATCCCATATTCACCACAACATGATTCAATCGTTACATTGCCGTTTTCGTATGCCTCACAAATCAATTTCGTTTTTGATAAACGATATTTCAATGATGTGCCCGGCTTTGCCTTTTTTTTCATGTTTCCAATTTTTCGGCCGATGGATTGGCCCGGTGATGTTTACGGATTTGATCCCGTTATTGTTTGCAATATGCATCAAAAAATGCATGTGCATTCACTTTTGTTGCATGCCGTTCATTTTGATTCCAATGTTTTGAAAACTCAATCCAAATCCAATTGAAATGGTTAAAAATTGGAATGGATTTCAATTCCTCCGATGAATCCCAATCATAACCAAACAATGTTTCGGTGAAATGATATTCAATGTTATTCCATTCATTAATCACCTTTTCACGTTCACGTTTTAATTGTGATTTCGGAATTTTCCGCAAATATTGTTTTTGAAAAATTGAACTCATGAAAATAATTGTGTTTGTTGGAATCGGTTTTGCATTTCAAAAATTTGCCGTTCGGCCTTTTCCCGGATTTCCCGGATTGCGTTTTCCCGGGATTTCAATGAATCAACCCATTGTTGGATTTCATCGATTGTTTCCGCAACATAATAACCACGTGATGTTGCAACCAAACCCATCACCAAATTGTTCAATCGGATGTATTGAATCATTTTTCGGATTCGTGATTCCTTGAAATCAATTTTCAAATGGTTGTTGATCCCAATTCGGATTTGTTCACCGGTTACAATGTTGCGTTTTCCCTTTAAAACATTGAAACGTTTAACAATTGTTTCAACCACAAATTTTTCCTCATTGGTTAATTCGAATGTGAAATCCTCAAAATTATTGATCATGATTTGGGTTTTTTTGATTCATCAATTTCAATTTCCGATCCTCCCAACGTTTGATTTGATTATCAATTGCATTCCGTTGTTTCAACAAAAATTGAATGTTCCGTTCGGCAATTTCAATTCCACCATCGATTGAATTTTGTGTTTTAAAAAATTTCATGATTGTGATTGTTTAACATCATCGTGTTTCAATTCCCTCCATGTGTAATCAATCAAATATAACCTCAACCGGGCAAATAAAAATGCCAATGCATCGGCCGTTCCGGATTTAACAAAAACAACTTTGCAAACGTAAACGATGGATGTTTTAATTGCAATTGATGCAATAATGATCATGAAAATTGGGAATGCCCAAATCATTGCAATTTTTGAAATTATGTTCATTGGTTTTGGTTTTTCGGTGTTAACATGATGAAATTTTCGGCAATGATATTTGTTGCACGTTGTTTTGATCCATCATTTGCAATATATTCCCGGATTTCAATTTCACCCTCAATGTGAACTTTGTGCCCTTTTTTGATGTACTTATTGGCCAATTCGGCCAATTTGCCAAATGTTGCAATCCGGAACCATGTTGTTTGTTCAACCGGTTCATCATTTTTTTTGATTCGTTTTGTAACGGCAATGTTGAAATTGCACACGGTTGTTGTGTTGATTTGTTTGAATTCAACATCGGAACCAACGTTCCCAATTAAAAATACTTTGTTCATTTTACGATTTTGATTGGTGATTGAATGATTGGGGATTTTTCGATTATGATTTTGTGATGTTTCATCCACATTTCAAAATTAAAATTCATCGGATGGATTGCACGATCGATTGGGTTTCCGTTTTCATCGGTTTTTGGGTTTCCGTTTTCATCCATTGCCGGTTCAATTTTGCATTCCCGGATGAACTCACGTTGCAACATCATGATGATTGCATTGCCGAAATTGATTTGTTCGTTTTTCATTTATATTGAATTGTGGGTTTAATTGCGGCAACCATTTCACGCAAACATCCATTTGAATCTTTAATCTTATTGAAAAACTCACGAATGGCAATTTCACGTGATTTGTTCACAACCATATCATGGTGCCCAATGTGATGTTGCCCGGATTCAATTGCCGATTTCATGGAATTGAAAACCCGTAATTTTTCCAATGTATCACATTGAGGATTTTCGATTTGAACATTGATCACCTTTTGTGCATGTTCGAAAATTTCACGTTTTTTTTCGGCCGTTAAAACCAAAATGCACAATTGGTTTTCCAAAACATCGAACATTTGCCGGATCGAATAATGTTTGAAATTGATTTTTCCGGTAACGGCATAATAATCCCAAACATCGAACAAACATTTTTCGATGTATTCCCAAAACATTCGTTGTTTATCATCCACGGTTAATTCATCCGATTGGTTCATTTCGTTCAATTTGATTAATTGTTGGTTGTATTCATTCAATGCCGATTGTTGGGCCTTTTTAAATGCATGCATCACATCGGCCAAATAAACGGCCGAAAAATTTTGGTAATGGGTAATATCAACATCGATTTTTTTGGTTGCGGCCAATCGAAATGATAATGCCAATTCCTCCGATGAAAAATTTTTCAATTCGGTTTTGATGAAATCGATTAAAACGATTTTTTGGATTTCGGATGGGAAATGTTCGGGTTTCAAACCAATCAATGTGAAAATATATCGTAAAGATTGCCGGATCGGTTCATCATCGGTTAAATCCCGGATCGGTTTTGAATTCAATTTTGTTTCAACGATTTCACGGCCGTTAAAAGTTACGAACCGCATCATCGAAATTTGGTTTTGATTTTGGGTTGTTAATGTTGTTTCCATTTGGTTTTGCGTTTTTGTTTGATAACCATTTTTTGCACGTTAAAAATACGGATGAATATTTTGAAATCAATGGTTTGTAATTTTCCATCGAATCCAATGTTTCAATCACGTTTTTGAACCCGAATGTTTCATCCAATTTTTCGGCATCGGAAATTTTCAATTGGGTTTTCAATTTTTTGATGTTTGGGCAATTTTTGGTGATGTGATCAATGATTGGATGAAAAACATTTTCATCAACAATAATATCATTATTGTTATTTAATGAAGATGAAAATGAAAATGAAGATGAAAGGGTTGGTTTTTGGTTGGAATTTTGGTTAACCAAATGTTCAACCTTTTTTGAACCTTTTTTCACCAATTTTGGGTTTCCTCCCAATTTGCCGGATTCCCTCCGAACCTTACGCAACCGTTCATCCCCAACCATTCGTTTTGAATAAAATTGCCCGGATTCGTTTTCCTTTATGATTCCAAAATGTTTCAATTCATGGAACACCTTTTGGAATTTTTTTGGATTCAAATTGGATAACTTTTGGATTCCTTTTGCATCCAAAAACACATCCGAAACCATCAAAAAACCACGTTCATTTGCCATGTGCATGTGGCACAATAAATCAATCCAAACACCACGGGTTTCCGGTGAACACATCCGCAATGATGTATCGGTTAACCAATCACCGGGATAAAATTGAAACGATGGTAAACGTTCCGATGAATTTTTTGGTGTTTTCATTTCACAACATCGTTGAACAATTTGATGAAACGGGCATCGGCCAATTTGCGTTTTCCGGAAATCACATTGTGAACAAATGGATATGTGTGATGTGGGTTTTGCTCAACAAATGATTTGATGTTCCGGAATTTTGTGGCAATGCCAATCCGGATTGATTCACGTTCAAAATATGTGATGCAATTGGAACATTCCATTTTGAATTCGGTTTCCAAAATGTTGGCAATGCATCGAAAAACATCATTGGTTGATTCCGGTGATAACCTTAAATTCAAACCATTGGTGATGGTGTAATAATTCAATTGGTTAACCCGGCAAAAATGCCGGGTTGAACCATATTGTTTTTTCAATTCACGTTGAACGTTTGATGCAAATTTTGCAAACGTTAAATTTTTGGATTGGGGAAATTTTTTGGATTGGATCAAACCAAATTTTTCGGCCTCAATTTGGATATCTTTAAACGTTTTCATCAAACAATGTTGTTTGGGTTAATGAATTGATTTTGTTTTGGGCAACCTCCAAAATTTCCGGCCGGGTTTCCTCCATTGTTAAATCCATGATTTGTTCAACGGATTCGGATTGTTCGATTTTAGACAATGCAACAATATCAACCCGTGATCCAATCATCATTTCAATTTGGCCCTTTAAATCATCGTTGTTTGAATATATTTTCATCAATTCGGAAACATCATCGGTTTTATCGATTTGCGTTTTAATATCCTCAATCCTTTGTTTGTGTTTACGTTCGGCATCCAATTTTGCCAATTCCGTTTTCCGGGTTGTTAAACCATTTTTGAACATTGGCAAATTGTGCAAATCCGGGTTTGCATTCCAAACGGCAACCAATTCATCCAAATCACTTATTTCCCGGATGCCGTCCAACAATGTTCGAATCCGGATCGTATCATCCACATTTGGTTGTTGATTCACCGATTTTGGTTTTCGAACTTTTGTTTCAACAACAACGGCATCAACATCCATTGCCGCCAATTCCTCCGATGTGTATGGCATGCCTCCCAATTCATCCGAAAAACATAATCGGAACCCTTGGGCCATTGCAACCTTTTTAATCATCGTGATGGGCTTGTTTCGCCAAAATTCGGTGATTGATCCATCACGTTTCCGGCCAACATATTCAATGTAATATACATCATGAACAAATGGATGTTCAAAATCACGCCGGTGGATGATAATTTCGGCCCTCAAATCCGAATGCATCACGTTTTGTTGATTGATCGATCCATGAATTCGAACATGCCAACCGTTTAACAAACCGGAACGTTCGGCCCGTTTGATGTACGTTTCAAATCCAACGATAACCGAAAATTTATCACCGTATTTATTGGCATAAATTTCACGTTTGAATGGATTTAATTGAAACCCTTGGGCAATTTCAATGAATTGTTCAACCTCCGATTTGGTTAGATTGTTGGCCAACCCCATCGTTTCCAAATATTTTGTGATTTTTTCCACATCGGCACCATAATCCGGTGCCGTTTTCTCAATGTTTTTCATGGTTTTGTTTTTTGCGTTTTTGCAAATATACAACAAATGTTGTTTGATTATTTGGGCAATGAAATTTCGATGGATGTTTTTGATGTTTTGATTGGTGGTTTGGCATCAATCCATTCCCCGGATTCCGGATCGGCAATCACCATTGGTTGTTTCAACGTTTTCAATGTTGATTCCAACGATTTGCGTTTTTCGGCTTGGGCATCCTCAAATGATTTCAAATTTTGCCATGCATCGGTGTTTGAATAATCGTATTTCACACCGGTTTCCTTTTGTTTGAACGAAACACCCAACACCTTAACACCGGTTTTCGCCTCCGGGCCGTATGCATCCAATTCATCAACGGCATATTCACGCAATTTGGTTTTTGCCGTTTCAATGATTTGGGAAATGAATTCCATTTTGGCCAACATTGTGAGAATATCAAAATCACCGGAATCGGCAATTTGAATGATTTGGTTTGCCATTGATTCGGCACGTGATTTTGATAATTCGGTTTCACGGTTAACGATTTCAAATAAATTTTCCATTGTTTTGGTTTTTGGTTTTTGGTTTTTGATTAAACGGCCATTCGATTATTTAATGATTGAACGATGATTTGGCCGATTGTACCAACGTTCAATTCGTTCACAAATGATTTGATGAACTTTGCATCCAATGTTGCCACATGGGCACGTGATGTTTCGAATCCTAATTTTTTTGATCGGTTCAAATGTGTGATCACAAAATCAATTTCCAATTCGGATAATTGGGAAAAAAAATCCCCAAACAAAACGGTTGTTGTTTCAATTTTTTCCATGATCATTCATTTAAAAATTTCATCAAATCGTTTTCCATTGAATCGTTTATCGATTTCAAAAATTTGGAACCACATTCATTCCCGGTTGCCGTTTTGGTTAATGTTAAATCCATCCATTCGTTTTCGGCATGAAACATCAATCCAAATCCAATGGTTTCGATATCACAATCCAATGGGATTCCGAATGAACTAAATCGTTCGATGCAATGAATATTCATCAATTCAATGAATTCATCGAATGCATCAACGAATTTTAAATTGGTTGTTACGGTTGTTGATGAACCGTTTTTTGATTCCCGTGTTACTTTGTACATGGTTTTTTCGGTTTTGGGTTTTATTGATTGATTATTGATTTGAAATTTTTTGATTCATCCGAATTCATCACCCGGGCAAACATCCCGGAAAAATGCAAACCATTGTGGTAAATGTTTTCGGAAACGGTTTCGGCCGGTTCGTTCCAATATAATTCCCGGGCCAATTGATTCAAATGATTTTGGGCATCATGTTTTGAATCAAATTCCATCCAAAACACCATTTCACCATTGATGAATTTTTGATTGAGTAACCGGAACATCCGGGCCAAATCAAATTGTTCGGGATTTCGAACGGATAATTTGATTATTGATTTGTTCATGATTTTGGTTTTTGCGTTTTGAAAAATGGCCCGGCCGAAACCGGGCCGGATGATTATTTTTGGATTTGAACAAATTGGATTGAATCAACAACCAAATTTGAACCGGCATTTTTCACCCAAAAATTCAAATCCGATTGATTTGTTTTCGATGAAAATTTCAAAACCGTCCATTCGGGATGTTGTGAATATTTGCAAACCAATGCAAATGAATAATCCTTTTTTGAATTCCCAATGGCCAACAAATCGTTGATGTTGTAGGTGAATCGGCCATTTTCATTTTGTGTTTGAACAACTTTACATTCCATGATTTCGGTTTTTTGCGTTTTTGGTATGAGCAAATGTAAACATATTTTAATATCAAACAACATTTGTTTGATTTTTTCCAATCTTTTTTTGTGCCGTGTACCAAATCCCCATCACATTCATCAAATCAAAAAAATCCTCAATTTCAATTTCATTCATGGGCCGGGTTTCAATGGTTTGTTCACCGGTGCCAACATCAAACGTGATGATGTAAACATCAACCGGTTTGGATTCGGATTCATTAAACATGGATAATTGTTCGGCCATTATCAAAATTATATGGCCCGGCCGAAACCGGGCCGGTTTGATCACCCAATTATTGATTTCAATTCACCAACAAATTGTTCGGCAATCCGGCAATCCCACCCGGATGAATATTTCAATGCCGAAAAAATTTTGAAACCCTCAACATCGGTGATCAATTTATGGTTCGGCCGATCAATTTCAATGATTGCACCGTTTTTTTTACAATGGTTGATGAATTTTCGGATCGTTTTTCCATTCAATACGGCAATCCGGAAATTGTTTGCATGTGTGATCAAAAATTGGGATTGGGTTTGTGGTGATGAATTTTCCATGATGATTTGGTTTTGCGTTTAACTTATAAGTGAAAAATGGCCCGGTTTCCCGGGCCGGGATGATTATGCAAAAATGAAATTGTGTTTGGTGCACAATTCACGCAATTGTGAACGGAATTGTGAATCCTTTTTATAAAATGCATTCGTTGAAAAATCGAATGATGAATAAACATTGTTTTTGATGTTTGATGCCCATTCGGCCATGATTTCCGGTGAATTGTTTTCAAGGTTGTTCAAATCCAATCCGGCCGGCAATGCAATGTTCAACATAACACGTTGCAATGGTGCCGATGTTAATGATGCCGAACCAATGTTCAATTGTTTCATGAAATTGATTCCATCAACCGTGTAATGAATCCAAATATTGAAATCCAAACCATAATTGAAAACCGGATTTGCCGATGTAACAAAAACATCGTGGATTTGAACATTGGCCCAATTTTTCAATGAACGATCAACCAAATGTTCATATCCAAAATTTGATGCATATTTTGCAACGTAACCGGCCGAAACCAATTCATCAATTGTTTTGAATTGGGCAACAATTTTTTGTTCATCACCCCATTGAATCCAAATGGTTGAATTGTTGTTGGTTGTTGTTGATTGTGAATCGATTGTTGAATTTTGCGTTTTCATGGTGTTTTTTTGTTTGCGTTTTGTTTGACAAACATACAAACGTTTTTCACACCAACAACATTCGATTGATTTTTTTTGTTGTTTTATTTGTTGAGGTGATGCAATTGATTGAAAATCAACGCAAAAAAAACACCGGAACCACCCGGTGTTTTAAACGCAAATCCAAAACGGAAAATCCATTGTGAAACAACAAAAATAATCAAAACCCATTTCCAAACAACAACAAACGTGTGCCCACAATGGATTTCC